GCTTGTTCCTCACTTAATCTTCTTTCCAGGAATCTACACACATGTGGATTAATTTCAGGATTAGTTAATCTGCTACCCAGTACCATTGCTGAATTATCACTTTTTGAACTATACCCAGCTTTAATTACCGCATCTTTTTTAGATATAGTACCCCAATCAGCGACCAAAGCGTTTACAAATGCCACTTGTTTGTCAGTAAGATCATCAAATGTTTTCATTGTTTTAGGTTTACTTGGCACCTATGCACCTCCTTACAAATAATATTTTAAATAAATTTTCCATACCCGCCTCCTCTGTTTTCCATGGTTATTAAGGAATATTCCTAGTAGACTGTTGTCTATAATCCTATTAGTACAATCTTTTCCATACTTTCCTTAATTCCTAGCTCTATACAAATAATATTTTTTATTTTTTTTGTATAGAGGTGCTTATGTGTAAATCAGATCCTTTTGTCTTTTCATCATTTCAGTCAATTGTTTGTCACTAACATTATATACAACGGCTTGAGTAATCAATTGTTTTATCAATCCCTTTTTATCTTCAAAGTATCCTCAAAGTATTCTGTATTAGGCTGTCTATACTGTGCATACAGGTTATGTAGCTTTGTTTCAGATACCTCTTTTGTTTCTGGTCTTATGCCCATGAGCCGTACGCCGGTAACCGATAGCACCTGGTCCTTGATCCGATGTACCCATTCCTTGCTCCTACCAATCTTTATGTACCCTTGTTCGTTTTCTAGGAAATATATGGTTGCCGGTGTTCTTTCCACCTCAAACAGTTCCTCGTAGCTTTTACCTTCTTTCACTAAAACATTACACTCCTGCACCCTGGTCCGTGCTTCATTAATCGACATAATAGGCCAGTAACCTATGACCTTTGATTTATGCACCCTATTATAACCATAATCAAATATAAAACTATGCGTACCTTTTTTTGATGCGGATACCAATAAATTTTTTTGTAAAGCATCACGAACATAAACATACTTACACGCTAAGAAATCAGGTTGCCAATTTTTTAAAAATTCTACCGTCACAAGGACAGTCAAATCCTTAGTAGTTTTTCGAACCATAAAACGTTCTCCTTACTACTAAGCTATATTACATATATAACAAAATCAACAAGGTGCAAAACTGCCTGTACTTTCATTCATGTTAATAGAAAAACAGTTTATACACCCTATGCCAACACCGACAAAAAAACAGTGCTAACATATTCCGTTGATGTCATAAAAACTTCTTCTCTTAACGTGTTAACTCTTTTCCTAGTCATGCGTTGTTTTTCTTTATCCGATAGCTCTTTCATACGAGTATACAGCTTGTCATATTTTAACCACATCAACTGACGCTTGGTAAAACGTACATTTTTTTCTTTTAACGCTTTGACATAAGCTTCTTTAACTATGTCTGGTTCGAGTTCCGCGCAGATACAAACATTGGTAAAGTCATCACACATCGAGATAATCCAATTGTGTGCTGTTAATTTTTTAAGTGAGTTCTTACGATCCGAATGTTTAACAAAGGTATCTTCAAAGGCATTGAGAATAACACAGCGCCAAAGCTTTGCTTCAGGGGACAATTCGTCCTGTTCTAGGATGTTACGAGCCAGGTTAATACCAATGGCTCTTAATAGATCGGTTGATGCTTTCACTAATGTCCGTATGCCCTAATTAAGTAACCTATAATTTTTTCGTATACCTTGAGAACACTTTTATCACAATCTATTTCTTTTTGAAAGTTAAAATCTTGCACGACACCAGCAATAAACTCATGTTTATCTTCACTTGACATCTTATCGACATCAGCTAAAGAAAATCTTGCAAAATCCATATCTAAGATCTCTTCCCAGCTTAAATCTACTTTTTCTAATTTAATACCCATACTGTAATTGTATGGGTAAAATTAAGTTTGTTCAATATCGCCTTTACCACCTTTTAAAACTCTTAAATTCTGTTTCTTTAAAGGTTTTAATGTTGTGTCAGGGTTTTTTACAGTTTCTTTATACACCTTTTTTGCATTTGCTTTAAAAGCAACAATGTCAGCATACTCAGAACCAGCATCATAACCAAATTTATCACCCATCAAAAGTTTAGCTACCGTATTAACAAAAACTAAATATTCTTTTTGATTTTTACTGGTGACACTTAAAAACATCAATAAATATTTTAAATCACTCATTACAATCACCATAAGATCCTTCAAAAGTACGTTGCCAACCAACATGACCCGTCCCTTCGCAATATTTACATACGTTTAACAGTTTTTCGTTATCTTCATACCTATCTATTTTAGGCATATGATAGCCATTGCCCTTACATTCAGGGCAAAGGATATACGCTTTCTTTGGCCTACCCATTAAGCTACCTTCTTTTTTATAGTTTGATGGTATAGCTCAATCAACATTTCTAGCTGTGCACTAGGTGATCTTTTTTCTTTCTTACATATTTTTTTAAACTTATCGTTTACAGTCTTGCGTATCGCAACGCTTTTCCATTCAGTTGTATCCATAACAATCTCCTAAATTAAAGTAATAAATAATTGTTATCCGTCTTCCGTGATTCTATTTTTTGTTTTAGTAAAAAAAATTATAAAAAACTATTCCAGCAATAAAAACAGCTAACTTTGGAAAAAAAATAATTATACCTAAAGGTATAAGAATCCAATAAATCATTACAACTCTTGAATTTTACTAGCTAGCTCAGACATATCGGATCTTAATTTCTCAATAAAGACACCTTTATTTTTAGCAGTATCAAAATTCATAATTTCATGTTGATGTATACTGGTTTCTTTATGTTTTTTCGCATAAGTTTCATACCATTCAATCATTTGCTGTAAATGATCAATATACATACATAATGCTATTATTTTTTCATCTTTGTTATTTGTGTTCATAAAACCTCAATTAGCTATTCGTTTAGCATATGTAATATCATTTTCATCAGTTTTAAAAGCAACACGTTCATTAAGTTCAAAATCAGCATGTTCCGGTATATTGCAAACATTACCAATACCTTTTTGACGATCACCTTTTAAAATCTGTACCCACATTTTTTCTTTTACCTTGTCTTTTGACACTGGAAATACACAATAAATATAATCTTTTGGTACATCAGGACTATTTTTTATTTGATGATACAAACCTTCACCGTGTTCTCGACAACTGTACACAATATTATTTTTCTCCTTCATCTTCTTCCTCTTGTTGTTGTTGATCTAGTAATTCTTGATGTGCCCAGATAGCACCTTCATAAAGTTCTAGCTCATCAGAAAGTTCATTTAAAGTTTGTTGACCACTTGCACTCATACGATCCAATTCCCAGTACAAATCGTCAACTAATTTATAAATCTTTGTTTTACTCATCAAAGTTCTCTTCAGTTATAAAACATTCCACTTTACCCACATAATTACCATTTATATCCAGCAATCTTTTCTTACTAGATTTGTCATAATTTAAATTTGACATTGCTTTTTGTAGGATACGTTGAACTTCCACATCCTTTTCATCAAATGCTTCGTTCTCAGTGACCATTTTAAGATGTACCATTATTTCTTTAGACATTACACAACTCCAATCATTAGTTAATAAAAATAAGGCCTCGTTTTTCGCATTTCCAGCTTAGGTGAGCCGCGGGTCCGTTCCATTACGCTTTCACTCACTACCTTAATCCACCTTAATTAGCGGAATTCAAATCCACGCTTATCAAGTATTATCAATTATCTGATATTTCATGGGAGATGTCAACAGAAACAATTGCATGTCCTATGAACCATGCTATTTGAGGTACGATCGCATTTCCTAATCCTTTGATTCGTCCGACTCGATTTTTGTCCAATTCAATGGAAACCCCATAAGGAACTCCACAAAGTTCGGATTGAGTCTGCCACCAGTTTTCTTTTTGTTGTATGTGTGCTGAACTGCTACATCGAGCGTGTCCCAACTCACCTTCCCTTTCCTGATTCTGCCCCCTTGGTACCCTCCCTTCCAATCTCTTGCTGCTGGTGTCGGAAACAGTTTTTTTATTGTATTTGACAGCATTTTTTGTTTTGCTGTGTCCATGTTTTTCCAATCTGCTACTTGAGGTGTCGGCAGGTTCATTAAATGATGTACTGCATCCTTCAACTTCACCCCGTATCTCACGCCCTTTTTGTTCTTCCTGGAGAAACTTCCATTGCGGAGTTCTACGTTCTTCACCACCCCTCCTTCTAGATCGCAGGCTCTCGGTGTCGGATACATTTTTACTGTGTCTGCTAAGTTCAGGCTGTGGCTGTTCTTGCCATCCTTGGTTAATCTGCGATTGTTCTTGGTCAACTTCATGTCTGGATGTTCTATCTCTTGAGTTGTCGGTGTCGGATACTGCTTTATGTCCGATGATCCAGATTCTTTGTCTTTGGTGCCAAGCGCCGACGGATGAAGCTGGAATAGCAAATGTCCTTGTGTCGTAACCTTCGCTCGCCAAGTCCTCGAGCACGGTGTCGAGACCGAGTTTAATGTGTCCACCAACGTTTTCTCCAACAAACCAAGTGGGCTGGCACTCTTGGACAATTCTAAAAGTGTCTGGCCAGAGGTGTCTTGGATCTTCTTCGCCTTTTTG